GGGTACGTTGCACGGCATACCGTCAGGCTGGAAGGCCTAACTCCCACGCGAGGTGGTGAACGCTTAGAGACTGGTTTCTCATGGCGAATAACTACAATCTTCGATCGGTGGTAGGGAACACCAAATAGCACCTTCCGCCTTCTACTGGCTAGATAGAAGAACAAGAGGTATTTGGACTCTTTACATCCCATCTGACTTTACCCACCGAGGGTCCCCAAGAGGCCATCTCTCCGGACAGTTAAACCGGACTAAGAGGTTGCCCAATTGCACTCATTCTCCCAGTTACAGTAAGCACGCCGCCTACAAATCGGTAAGGCTGACTGCACACGCTCACACAAAGCAAATCGGAGGGGGGTAGTGGCGGAGATATGGCCCAGACACTTGAACTACCTTGGAACGGGTAGTTAAAAAGGGATGGTCTGTATACCAGTCTGCGCTGCCATCATGGAAGATGGGTAAATGCCCCCAAAGTCCCAGGAGGTATTTCGGCCAAACAAAGGCCCAACGCTGACCGCGCCATTTGAATCTCCGACGGAAAGAGAACGAGGGAAGGGATCTACGAGCCTCGAAATAGGCTTTTCGGTCAAGTTTCACCTCAAGAGGGCGAACCCTCTTTCCGATCCACTTTTCTGTATTTTCCCTCTGTAGTCTGGCACTAGCAGAGGTAACAATACCGTAGAATTTCTCTCGTGGAGGTAGGCCGATAGTCACTTCGACCGACCTCCGAACGCCTTTCTCTAGGGTCGGGGCGCCACCGCTAATGGCGGAGTCCCTAAACCAACGCTTCCGGATAAGTTGCATCCGTAGCCAGCGACTCAAGCATCCGAGACTGCTCAAGACTCCCCTAAGGGAGATCTCATGCCGAAGCATGACAATGACCCGTAGGACATTGCATTGGGAAAACCCAACAAGACCGCGGACTACTTCAGCGAGCATCTCACTCGGTTCCGTACGAGCAGGACGAAGAAATCCCAGGGTTGCTTTAGCCACCATACGATGGCTTCTAGCGTCGTAGGTTTGACTATTCAAATCAAGCCACCGCTTGCTACAACCTGTTTTTTCTTCATTAACGATGAGTCCGTATCTCGAAGTGACTGACTTCCACACTCGGAAGAAGTTAGAATCACCACAAAAGATACAATCATCACCGTTGAACCTGCCCACACGGCTTCGATCACTACCGTTACGTATATCGCAGGCGATATCGAAAGAACTCTTGTTAAGGAGACACAATAATGGAAAACTGACAAGATTTCCCATCATTGAACCTCTTTTTATGCTGCGAAGACCAGCATTAGCGTTCTCTCTGTAACGGAGGTTATCGAAACTTCCGAGCAACACACTCCTTTCCTCGACCGTTAGTTCAGGGCAACTTGAAATCTCGTCAATGATAGTCTGAACGGCAGGAAGATAGATATTGTCCGTGGCTGCAGTATAGTCACCACTTATGAAATCTTCCCCCGGCCTCCTATCTCGAATGACAGAGTCAAAGTCCCCATGAGTCACATCCCCACGGACACACCACCCGAGAGAGGTGATATGGTCGTAGAGGGCGTTATGAATAGGGCTAAGTATTCTTTTGACTTCGGCGGATTGCATAGTAACAACCCTGAACTTACCCTTCGTCTTCGCGACACCAACTCGCACGGCGGAGTAATCACCTGAGTAATCACTCACTGCGCACGCGAGGGTGCCACCCGACTCTCTTTTCACTTCATAACAACCCTGCTGGTCAGGGATAAACTCACCAAGAAACGGAGCTCTCTCTTCCGTCTTCCTCACTAACTCCAACCGCTTTCCCCAACCGCTAAGATTTTCTCTCACTGATCTCCTCAGATCATCGAGATCACTTGCGCTCGGGAGAGAGGAAGGATCCACGTTGGAACCAACATGTTCCACCCACGCTCTCTTTGCTTGGCTCGCCAGATGACGGTCACATTCTTTACAGGGCGCATCGAAAATGCGCTTGGTCGATTTCAGGGCCAGCCGAAGCCTACCCCAAGATCTGGAATGTTCTTTATGCCGTTCCAGACATAACTTGATCCAACGATCCCATGAGGTGCGTAGTGAAGAGCAAGTGCGCTTACCTTCCGGTAAGTAAACGTACTCTGGAATCTTAAATTCCAACGAAAGTACAGCACATGCGCTTTTCAACGCCTTTTCCAATGACCCTACTGCAGGACAGCGGGCATTAGGAATAGCCTCCGGTTGAAGCCGGTCTTCTTCCATCAACAAAGACATATAACGTGTGAGTTATATCTCAGTTGAAGCCCGTAGAGCG